CGCGGGAGGCGGGTGTGGGCGGGGTGGTTATAGGTGTTTGTGTGGGGGGGGGGGGGGGTAGCATGAAAGTTCACAGTGAAAAATCAATGTGTCTGGCCGGGAGTTTTGTCGATAGAAACACCAACCAAAACGGGAGCGGCGTAAAAGAAGATACGTCTTTTACGCTGAATACAGTAGACCGCCACGCAGTCGCTTATAGAGAACTGCAATATGACAGTTACATAGAGGATGATGTGAGCGGAACGCTTAAAAAATCAGGTGGAGCGTTGGGAGGGGGTTCGGAAACGGTGGTTTGCGAAGAAAGAGAACAGCCGGACTGGATCGTCCGCCGATTGATTCCGCTGGAATGTAGTCGATTGCAAGGGTTCCCGGATGGATGGGCGGAAATTGAATCGCTGAAAAATCCGAAAGAGTTCAACTTCTGGCGGGAAGTCTATGCCAGAAGTTGCGAAATCAAAAAGACAAAACCAAAACAGACCATCCTTCGCGCGGACGGCGCAAAGAGCGATGAAGTGTTGATGCGGTGGCACGATGGGCTGCACAGTTTGGCGGCAGAATATGCGATGTGGGGAAATGGCATGGCGTTGCCGAATGCCCTTTTCTTTATCCAGAACGCATTCCGCGAGCTTGGAAAGCCGCCGCATGAGGTGAAGCTGGGAAGCCTGTTTGACGGAAGCGGAACAATGCCGCTGTGCGCCGCCATGTGCGGCGGTCATCCGGTCTGGGCGAGTGAAGTAGAACCTTACCCGATTGCGGTGACAAGAACCCATCTGCCGCACATGAAGCATTTGGGCAGTGTAACGGAAATAAAAGGGTCGAAAATCGAGCCGGTGGATATTATCACGTTCGGTTCACCCTGTCAGGACTTGAGCATTGCAGGGAAACGCGCCGGTTTGAAGGGAGAAAGGTCCGGCCTGTTCAGAGAAGCAATACGGATCATCCGGGAAATGCTGGCAGCAACTAACGGAAGATACCCACGCTTTGTGATCTGGGAAAACGTGCCGGGCGCACTTTCATCGAACGGAGGTGAAGATTTTGAAGTTGTCCTCAATGAACTGCTCTGTCTTAGAGAATTTACCGGAGGTGGAGCAGCTAAGTTTATTCGGCAGCACGGAAAGTGGAGGAACTTCGCAGATTACGGAGCTGTTGCCTATCGAATCGTCAACGCGCAATTTTGGGGAGTACCCCAGCGCAGGCGAAGAATATATGCTATCTGCGATACTTGTGGAGAATCCGCCGGAGTGGTCGTTTTTGAGCGAAAAGGCACTCAATGGAATTTTGACCCGTGCATCCCGCAGGGGGGGGGGAAGTTGCAGGACTTACTGCTGACTGCTATTCATGGCATGATCGAATGGTGGCATCAAAACCCAGCGGGGGGGGGTCAGCAGCATATACCATGAAAATCCGTGGAGGATGTGAGGGCGGTGGAAAGGGCGCACTTGTGCAAGAAGAACTTTCCGCAACGCTGGCAACCCATCAAGACCAAACGCTTTTTGAAAGCCACGGGTGCTTCCCAATAAACACAATGCTTGCGACGCGGTACAAAGCCCTTGGTCGAGGAACGGGACTTGGTATCGGCAACGATGGCGACCCGCAGTATACGATAACAAAAGGACACGAACACGCAGTAGCGTATAGCGTTGGCGATGTACCGGACACGGCCTTTGCAAATGCCGGGGATACGGTAGCAAGAACGCTGACCGCTCGTGCAGACGGAAGTCCGATGATTGACCGAGGCCCGAACATTGTAACACAGAAAGGAAAGTAGATGCAGAGGTACAAGGTGGTTGTCGTCTGTTGCACCGCTGACGAAACGGATGTACACACGATCCGCGTCAACGGCTGGGGTGAGAGCGAAGCAGAGTACAACGCCCGCCGAAAAATTCAAAAGTTCCACCGCCACGAGTATGAAAAGATTACTGTGACAAGGATAGAAAAAATCAAATAGGAGGTCGAGAACGTGCTGTACGTTGATGCAATCAGGGTTCTGGAAAAGGTGGCACGGGCGAGGTTTGATCTTGCGTCGATGCCGAAGAAAGAGGAAATCGAAGAAGCAATTCCGATCGTGGCAGGCATGGCAACAGTTCAGGCTTGCCCGAAGTATGCGCTTCACGCCGCGCTGTGGTGGCTGGTGGTCAAATCCAAAGAGGTGGAACAGTGACGAGAAGAGAAAAAGCAATTCTGGCTCTGATCTGCGCCGCTGAAATCATCAACTGCGCAAAGGTCGGTGTGCTGAAAAGCCGGATCGCGGACCTTGAAACGCAGCGGGACATTTACGCAAGCCGGGCGCAGCACTGGATCGACCGGGCAGTAGAGGACGAAGAGGTTATAGATTCTATGCAGCTTCGCCTTGATGCTCTGGCCGATGGGAAAGTTGAGCTGGAAGATGCAGGAGTGTTTTTCTGCACGGCTTACTGCACCGAGCAATACCCGCATATCTGCGGAGAGGGTCACGGAATCACAGCCAGCGGCCAGCCGATACAGGCGGGCGTAACCGTGGCGGCGGATCAGACGATCTTTCCGTATGGCACGGTTTTGTACATTGAGGGTGTAGGAATCCGCATTGTGCAGGACAAGGGCGCGGGAGTGCAGGGAACGCACATTGATGTTGCAGTTGATACCCATGAGAACGCGCTGGCGTGGAGCGGGTACGGTGAGCATCAGGTGTGGATTTTGAAAGGAGAATGAATCATGCCGAACTGGGTAGAGGGAAAACTGAAAATCCGCGGAAAGCCGGAAGACATTAAGCGGTGGGTGGAGGAATGTCTGCATTGCTACACTACGAACTGGCTGGGCGATGGCGCACACACGGAGCTTGTAAAGGGTGCTGTCAGATTTGAGCGCGACCCCGACAGCGAAGAAATGTACCTGTATGTAGACAAGAGTGCTCATATCGAGGGGACGAGAAGAAACTTCGTAGAAAAAGGAGAGTATGTGGACTTATGCGAAGAGGGCAAGAAGTCGATCCTCGTTGTGAACATGAAAGCTGCATGGAATATCGAAGAGCAGCCCTATATTGAAATGTCCAAAAAGTACAACTTGGATTTTAGAGTGTATGGCTACGAAATGGGCATGGAGTTCAACAAGGAAATCGAGATCGTAGAGGGCGAAATCGCAACATATCGACTGATTCAATTTAAGGACTACAAATGGGAATGCCCCGACCCGAAACTTGGAGGGTGAGCGGAATGACAAAAGAAGAAACTATTGCAGCAACAATGGAAAGGGCATATCGCGCGGGCGTGATCGGGCGCGCCGAAATGTTCAAGATCAAGATTATGCTCATTGCGCACAACGCCTACAAGTTTCAGGGCTGTGCGCAGATTTACCGCAATTACTTGCCGCAGCACATCGCAATCCATGTTCGGAAACAGTACCTTGCTGAACTGAACAGAAAAAGAAAGGGTGGACGTAATGCGCAGGGCGATAGCCATTGATTTTGACGGGTGCATTTGTCAGAGCAAATACCCGGAGATCGGGGAACCAAACTGGCACGTTATCGAGGAAGCCAAGAAAGAACAGGAGGCGGGTGCTGGCCTGATCCTGTGGACTTGCAGGGCGGGCAAGGAACTGGACGCAGCTATTGCAGCCTGCAAAGAGTGGGGCCTGAACTTTGATACCGTGAATCAGAGCTTGCCGGAGTGGATCGAAGCGTGGGGCAGCGATTCCCGCAAAGTTGGCGCAGATGAATACTGGGACGACAAAGCGGTGATCGCGGACACGACCTGCATCCTGCGGAGTGCTACCTGCTACCAGAGGAAAAACAAATGAATTTGCCAGATAAAAAATACGCCGTGATCTATGCTGATCCTCCGTGGTCATATCGCCAGTGTGGAACCGGCCCAAAGAGCCGGGGCAATGCCGCGCAGCATTATAACACCATGACGACGGATGATATATGCGCCCTGCCGGTTAAAAACCTTGCGGGGGGGGTCGGTGTGCTTCATGTGGGCGACATTCCCACAGATAGCCGATGCCCTGCGCGTCATGGAAGCATGGGGTTTCAAGTATAAGACCTGTGCCTTTGTGTGGATCAAGAAGAACCGGAAGAGCAACACAAACTTTTGGGGCATGGGAGCGTATACACGAGCGAACGCCGAGATTTGCCTGCTGGGAGTAACACCCGGATTCAAACCGGCGGCGTAGATCAAGAACCATGCAGTACATCAAGTTATAGAGTCCCCAGTAGAGGAACACAGCAAGAAGCCAGAAGAAACAAGACGGCGGATTGTAGAACTGCTGGGCGACGTGCCGAGGATAGAACTTTTTGCCCGCCAGCGGTCGCCCGGATGGGACGCATGGGGCAATGAAATAGGTGAACAAGATGAAAAGTGAAAAAGCAATTACGCCGATGCGCTGCGTCAACGCAAACCCCGGAAAGTATGTCAGCATCATTACGAACTTTGGCTGTCATTACACCTGCCCGGAGTGTATCGTAAGAAACAATGGGCTGAAAATGAGCGAAACAGACAATTTCAGCACACAGGAACCGCTCAACAAGGTGCTCTGCAAGGAAAGGCCGGAGTGGGTTTCGGTGTCCGGTGGTGGCGATCCGCTGTTCCATTGGAAAGAGCATTGGTCATTCTACGAGGGTCTTTTCCACACGGCAGAGCGGCGAAACGTCAAGTTGGAAATGCACACGAGCTATCTCCCGGATAGCCCGGAAGTGCAAGACTTCCCGCTTAATTGGTTTGAACGGGTGGTGTACCACGTCCATAAATTCGACGATCTGCTCCACGTTAAAAGAAAGTTCGGTGAGATCGTCCGCGTGGTATTTGTCGTTGACGACAATATGACCGAACAGGATGTGCTTTTCATCGCCGGTTATGTGGCGGGCAGCAAAGAGATTGACGAACTTTCTTTCCGCCAGCGGGTAGATGAAAACTACAAGGAAACCTACCACCTCCACGATTTGCTGACGGAGTATCACAAGAAGCTCTGGTGGTACATTACCCAGTGCGATTATAACATCTACTTTCATAACGGAAAGGTGTACACGAAGTATACCGATATTTTCACGGGGGAACAGGATGCACGAGGGAACGAAATGTAAAGCCTGCCCGGTCTGCGGCGGACAAATTGTTGTGTCAGATCATTGGACATTCTCTTACGATCAGTTGCTTGGAAAAAGAGGAAAACTCCTGAAGAAAAGAACCAAAAGCTCTTCTGGGCCGGTTGAATGCCAGACGGCATATTGCTTGGATTGCAAGGAATCGTGGAATGCTGATGAATTTGTGATAGATGAAAAGGAGTGCTTTATAGACTTCAAGAAAAGAAAGGACGAGTAACATGAGAGGAAGATGGTGGAAACCGAACCTCCCACGATCAGACCCCACCGCAGCTTTCGCCCGTACATAAGCACATGAGCGAAAGCGAGGAAATATGATCTTTTTCATCATCGGAGTGGTAGCCGCGCTGGTTGCGCTGGCCGTCCTGCTCCTGTCCGAAGAGGGCAAGGCCGCAGCATTTATTCCCGGCGTGGTCGCCGTTATCATGATCGGTGTGTCCTGTGTGTCCTACGTTCCCACCGGCTACACAGGCATTGTGACCACGTTCGGCAAAGTCGAAGATGGCACAAAGGACGCTGGTGTTGTGTTCAAGTCACCGTGGCAGTCTATCGTCAAGATGGATAATCGTGTTCAGGAAATGAACATGGATTTATCGGCGTTCAGTTCTGACATTCAGGAAGTCGCCACGAGCGTTGCCGTTGGCTACCGGATCAACCAGCAGAATGCCATGACGATTTACAAGTCGGTCGGCAAGAAGTACGAGGACACTCTGATTACTCCCCGTGTGCAGGAAACGGTCAAGGCCGTGGTCGCCCACTACGATGCAAGCAGTCTTATCTCGAACCGGGATGCCGTTGCATCACAGATGGACACGAAGCTGCGGGAAGTACTGGCAGAGTACAACATTGACTTGCAGTATATCAGCGTCACAAACTTCGACTTCACCGATACCTTTACGGATGCCGTTGAAGCCAAAGTAAAGGCCCAGCAGGAAAAGGAAAAGGCGGAAACCGATGCGGAAAAACGCCGCGTCGAAGCGCAGGCAACGGCGGACGCTGATTTGATCGCGGCCAATGCCGAAGCGGAGAAATCCAAGGTTGCGGCGGACGCGGAGCTGTACGTTGCCGAAAAGAAAGCGGAAGCAAACCGCGCCCTCAATGACAGCCTGAATAGCAATTTGCTGGAGTACTACCGAATCACAAACGTCGATTCCCTCTGGAATGGCGAACTGCCTACATACGTTGGCGGTGACGGCAGTATTCCCATCATCAACGGGATCAACTGATTTTCTCCTACCGGAGCCGCCCGGCGCGGCGGCTCCATTCTGTGAGCATGGGGACAGGCCCCTACCGGTTCAAGCCCGGAAATGCCCGAAACTAACAGGAGGAAAGGACAATGCCGAAATACTTAGTCATGCTGCGGTGCAGCAGAGCAAGAAGCAACGCAAACCGCCATAGGCAGGAAACACCGGCCTATCTGCCGTACCGCATAGAAGCACCGAAAGCACTTGAAGCGGCGGACAAGGCAAAAGAAGAAGCGGCCCTGTACTACCCGCAGTACCAGAAAATCGAAGTGGACAGCGTAACGGAGGTGCGGGACTTGTGAACAGGTACTACATCAGCGTTGCCGGTTGGAATGGTGCTGGCGTGACTGCGCCGTGCATCATCATCGGTCGAGAATTTGAAGCAGAAACGGAACGCACAGCCGGTGAAGCAGCGGAGAAATCCGCAGATGAACAGTTCCCCGAATATGCGCCGTTTGCAGTTATCAGAAAGGTGGTTTGAACATGAAACTTTCGGGATTGACCAAGATGGTCAAACGGCAGCTTGTCTGCAATGTTTTCTACAACGAAACGAGCGACGATTTTTACATTGGAACCGCGTCGGCAATCTACTGCGCAACTGGTTTCCCGCGTCCGTTGAACCGCAGCCAGATGGGTGCGCTGCTGGGGATCGGTGAAGAAACCATGATCGACAAGGTGGCCTATAACGACTATGACAGCTCATATAAAGACGATCTTAGCGGATTCAATCTGGACGACACGGTTAAGGGCGAAGTAGAAGTAAAGAAAATGGCCGTCGGCATTTACTACATGGGAGAAATCCTTATCCCGGTCACAACGGAAGATAAACACATGGTCGGCCTTATCTGCTGGTCGCAGCTTGCACCGGTTGAGGACGAAATCAAGAACAACGGGTTTATCCGCTACTATCAAAGAAAACGCGCTGACGGAAGAACGTACTATGTGGTAAAAAATGGTATGAGAGTACGCGCTGCTGTCACGTCTTATTCTCTGAACGAATATGCGGAAGCAACGCTGCAAGAGCTGGTCGCTATGCTGGCTGAAAACCACACTGGCGAACAGGAAGAGAGCGGATACACATTCGATGATCTGCCGGATGAAGTGGAGGACGAAACGGACAATGAAGATGTTTGATGCAATCTACAAATGCCGTTTGTGCGGAGAAGAATTTGTGGAGTGCTCAACCAGCGGAGAGGAAAGCAATCGCAGCTTTGTAATGAAAATTATGTGCAGAGCGGTTGAGCAGAAAGAACCGGAAGAGATCATGGAGCCAACGCTCTACGCTTGTCACCCGTGCAAGGATGGGAGTTTTGGCGTTGCTGACTTTCAGGGAATGCGTTTGGAGGGAAAAACAGGGTGAGCAGAAGATACATTCGTATCGGAATCAACGAAACGCTCTGGTTAGGACAGGCACAATGCGTATTGCACCTCATAGACTATGACGCGCTTCGAGAAGATGGATATGAACTGAGCAATAAGGGAGAACAGTTTTTCAATGACTTCTTCCAGCAGGAAATTTTCAGTCAGGTGGATTTTAGACACATGATTGAAAGTGGCCTGAAAGCAAACATAGAGGGTGCGCAGCAGCTTATGGATGCTGTTGAACAGTGCTTTGACCGATTCGATAGAACACACATTGTTACGGCGGAACAAGTGTTGCTGCAATACTGCGGGATGATCGAAGAAGAGGCTAAAGAAGCGGCCCCGGAAATCCACTCGGAAACGGAAAGAAAATGGATAAGCAATCAAGAAGTCATTATCAAGCAGGCGGGCATAATCGAAACTCAAAGAAATATGATTGCAAGCCTGAAAGAAGAAAATGAACACTTGTCTATTGCTTTTGCTGACGAACGAGCTGAAACAAATTCGCTAAGAAAAAAATTGCAGAAGAAAAAGAAGCACCGGTCGCTGGGCGATAGGTTTTTGCAACTTGTCGGGTTTGTGTATTGGATAGTAGATACGATCTGCAATTAAAACAGGAGAATAAACAATGGATGCAGTAAGAAAAGATGTTCGCCGTCTGGTAAACAAGGAGCTGGAAGCAGCAAACAAACGCTTCCCCCAGTTCGCCAGCCCGCACGAGGGACAGAATGTTGTTCGGGAAGAGCTGGAAGAAGCGGAACGGGCGATTGTGCCACTGAAACTTTACATCGAAACCCGGATGTGGAACATGGTCAAGGCAAACCAGACTGTGCCGAAAGACGATTTCAAGGCCATTCGGGAAGCCGCAGTAAATCTGGCTATCGAAGCAATTCAGGTGGCAGCAATGGCGAAGAAGTTTGAACACGGCCAGCGGAACAACTGGCCCGGCGCAAGGGAGGATAGTCATGGAGAAGAAAAAGAAAACCGTGCCGGAAGTGGAAACAGTGACAATCACCATGAGCCGACCGGTGGCAGAAGCGGTAAAGACAGCCTGTGAGTGGTATCTGAGATTGCACATGGGTCAGTTCTGGGATATGGCGGACGATCTGTGCTTGGCAAAATTTCTCTCAGATGAAGAAAACGGAGCGTTCAAAACGAACGAGCAGCGAGCAAATGCTTTTGATGTTGCCCTGCGTCGGAGAGATACCATGCGGGAGGAAATGGAAAAGCTGTATAACCGTTGTGCTCTCCCTGCTCCAATTTCGGATGTGATGAAAATTCCGTACAGAGCAGAAATTGTTTGGCTGGTCATTCGCCACGCGCTGTCATGGCATGATAACCCGGACGGCGTTGCAGGGTGCGTAAGCTATTATTCGCCGCTGAACCGCAGCGATCAGCCACAGCCGAAAATAGAGCTGAAACTGAAAGGCAAAGGTGAAGATCATGGGTAGTGTCTTACAGGCAATCGGCATGATGCCGCTGAAAAAGAACGTCCCGCACCCACGGGCGGCAGACTGGAAGTTGAAAATCTGCCCGGAGTGTGGACGGGAGTGCTGGTATCAGACCAACAACGTGAAGCTGGTTTTGCAGGTCAACCCGGATATGAAGTTTGTTTGCACGGAATGTGCGCTGAAAGCTGGGAGGAATTGAGATGGAACAGTTTACCAACACGGAAGAGCTGCTTCGGAGAATCCGGGAGAACGTGCCTGAAATTTTGGGCGGCGAAAGTAACCCGGATATGGAAGATGAAGTGGAACAGATCATGTGCGTGGTCGAGAGCGCACCGAGGGTCGCCCCGGAGGGGGTGCGCCCGGTGGCGCACATCGCATGGAGAAAACGGCCCAAGCAGTTTGTCGTATATGATCCTGTTCCGACAAACGAGTGTTTGTACGATGGAAAGCCGGTTTATACACAGCGGGTTTTGAAACTCGAAGAATACACAGTGCCGTTTTGCTCTAACTGCGATCACCGTTTGGACGATTGCGCCGGGAGTTTTTGTCCAGTGTGCGGTTCAATTATAGAAGAAAGGCGCAGAACATGAAAAAAGAATGTTGCACCTGTGCATGGCATGACGGCTATACATGGGTGTGCTTCAACGGAAATTCTGAGTACCGGGCGGACTTCACCGACCCGGAAAGCACCTGCCCTGAATGGGAAGAAAGGAAAGAACGAAATGAGAAAACTTGACCCGGCGGAAATCCGCAAACTGGCCGCAATCGCTCTCTGGTGGCTGTGTGTCGGCATTGTGTTGTCGAACCTGCTGGCGGTGCTGCTGCAAAACCTGACGGAGTGGATCATGTCGCTGGCCTGATCTGCCCGCCAAAGCCCCTATCTATATTATATATAGGAAACCCGTCGTTAAATTGCCGCCCTGACGAGGCGGCAAGGGGCTTGTATACCGTAGATAAACTAAGGGACACACAGAGAGAAGAGCGCGGAGAGATGCGCTTACCTCCGGCGGGGAAAGGGAGTGCAGAGGGAAAACGAGGGCGGCGTTACAGCAGCCTACCGGGATAGAGAGCAAAGGGAACGCGGCCCGGTGTTTCCCCTCTGCATCGTTCCCCCTCTCGTGTTTGTGGCCCATGATTAAGAAAATTCCATGACGTTTGCGGAAAGGAGGACGTGGAGAATATGACCGGCGGCTTTAGAGTTCGGGAACAGAAATTTATCTGCGGTATGAATTATGCCACGGCCCCCTCTATGCAGGTGGACTTCTTCGAGGTGACAGAGCAGCAGCACAAGGCCAGCACCCGGAAAAAGAAAGAGCTTGCCACCAGCATTGCCAAGGAATCGTATAATCTGCGCAAGAGTGGTCGGTATCTGGAACTGCTGGCAAACCGGAACTTCCGACCCGGTGACTATTCCGTTACATACACCTACAACGAAGAACACCACCCTGCGCCCGGTGATCTGCAACGTGCCGACCGGGATTTTTCCAATGCCATCAAAGCATTGTACCGTATCTGCGACAAAAACGGAATCGAACACCCGAAATGGATCGTGGTTTCGGAATACTGCACGATGGACGGGGACAAGCCGCTGGGCCGTCACCATCATCATGTTATCATGTCCCACCCGGCGGGGCTGACCCGTGAAATGGTTGAAAAGGCATGGGGTAAGCGCGGCAGATCGCGGTGCGAGCCATTGGAGTTTGACCACAACAGCATTGAATCCCTCGCAAAGTACATCACCAAGAACGTGCGCTGCAAACGTCACTGGCGGCAGAGCCGCGGGCTGAAACCGCCGAAGATGCCGCGCCCAAATGACGGGAAAATGAGCCGCACCCGGCTGAAAGACGTTTGCGAGAACCGGCTGGAAGATCGAGACTACTGGGAGAAGATGTACCCCGGCTATACCATGCACCGGTGCGAGTGCATCATAACCGGCAACGCCACCCGCCACCTGATCGTGCGCCTGTACCGCAAGCCGGAACAGCGGAGGAATAGGAGGAATCAGCCTTGAACCGTTTGACGCTGGACGACCTGCCGCCTAGATACCGGGCGCAGGCAGAAGCACAGATCGCGGCCAGAAGCCGGGGAAAGTGCGCCTTGCCGCAGTCTGTCCCCGCCGCAGTTGCCACCGCTGAAAAAATCGGCATGGACTTTGACAGCCGGGGCGAGTACGAATATTACATGGGGACGATTCTGCCCAAAGTGCAGACCGGGAAGATCGTGAAAGTGGAGCTGCACCGCACGTTCCTGCTCCTGCCAGAAAAAGAGTATGACGCGGTGAAACTCCCGGCGGTGCATTATACCCCGGATTTTGTGCTGACCTATGCAGACGGCACGGTTGAAGCCGTCGAAGTGAAATCGAAGTTTGTCCGGCGGAAGCAGCGCGATTACATACACCGTCGCCGGATGTTCATTGACCTTGTGGCCGAGCCGCGGGGCTGGCATTTCATCGAGCATATCACCGCAGACACGGCGGCAGAGGTCAAAGCGTGGAAGAGTCTTGCAAAACAGAAAGGATGAAGAACATGGGAAAATCTATGCCGCCTGTTGAAGTGCGGAAGATGATGTACGAAAAGGCTGTCAACCGCTGCGTGGTCGCAAAGGGCGACACCATGAAGAACATGAAGCTCAACCGGGCCGCTGTGAGGCAGGTGGTGACGTACTGCGCCATCATTGCCGCGCAGAATCTTTTCGACCTTGATCGGGACGGGGTGGAACGCTGGCAGGCAGAGCTTATCCGGCGGAGCGAGGTGTACACGCTGGAAACCAACGTGTACGGCACACTGAAAGCACGGGAAAATCTGCGCAAGCGCACGGCCCCCAAGATGAAAGAGGACTTCACCCTGCCGGTCGAGAAGTGGCCGCGCAAAGAGTGGGAGAGGGTGCAGCTCTATGAACGCCGCGGCGCGGGTGATCTTGTGGCCCGGTTCTTTGTCGAGGTCATGGACGGTCTGGGCTACACCACAGAAGAAATCGCCGCCGCCCTGAAAGAGATACAGGGCAACTTCCGGCAGTTCCTTGAATGGTCGAAAGACGGCGAATATGTGGCCTACTACAAAATGGCCCAGTGCTATGAACAGGCAACGGGCATTGAAGCGGCGATAGACGAAGAACCCGGCGCGAAGCCGATCTTCGGGAAAGAAATCTGAGAGCTGACAGGCAGGAGGATAAACGCGGATGCAGAAAAAGGACACTGAACAGATTTTGCTCTACTATGGCAAGATCGAGAAGCAGCTTGATAGTGTCAACATGGAGCTGGCCGAGCTGCAAGACCGATACAGCCCGATCAAGGGCCTTGCGATGGACGGTATGCCACATGGCAGCACACCCGGCGACAGCACCGCGTCCCTTGCCGTCAAGCTGGCCGACAACGAAGAGTACCAGAACCGAGAAAATGAGCTGATTGTCCGGCGGGTCGTGTTGAAGTCGGATTTACAGGAAATCCGGCAGAAATTAGACCGGCTGAACGATGATTACAAAACGATCCTGAAAGGGCGGTATGTCTACGCCGACCGGTCGTTACAAAAAACGTGGGAAAGCATTGCTATTTCCATCGGCAAAAAGAAGATCACCGCGCAGAGGTGGAAAGACGCGGCTCTGGTCGTTCTGGGCGGGATGTTCGATGAAATTCCCATGATCGAAGAAATCCTCTCCCGCGCGTATGACGCGCGCGATTAAAAGGGCCGGTATGCTGGGTATGCCGGGAAAGTGATAGAAAATCTATCGAACCGGCAGAAACAGTCGCCCGGACAGCGGGCAAGGGAACAGCCCGGAAAGCTGTCTATAAAGGCAAGTTGGTAAAGCTCTATGCGCGTGTGCGATGAACCGCTTCCGCAAATCCTCCGAACCGCTCAGAAAAACAAACTTGCGAATACGCCAAAATAGAACGCCCTCGGCGGGTAATTCCGTCGAGGGCGTTAGTTTATATTCTCACTCGCAAAAACGCACTGTGAAGCCGTCCAGCGGGTCACAGTGATGCTTTTGAAGCATGGCGTTGATCTTCTTGTCCTGTTCGGTGCGATCCGGCGCGGTCACAGTGTAGGGGTGGCCGGGATCGTCCTCGTCATAGATGGCGGTGCAGCCGTGCGGAACAGAGAATGTGCCACGGTTATAGGGGTCAAAGTAAATATCAAAGTCGAATTTCCGACGTAGGTACTTGTCTAGCATGAAAGAGCTTTTGTCCAGATCGGTGCAGAGCCGATACCCGGCGGGATCATCAATCCACAAAAGCACGTTGCCGCCAACAAGAGCGCGGGCGGAATCCTCTGAAAGAGTGCCGCTGTACACCTTGCCATTGAACAGGCTGGACAGGATGCCGAACAGCTCTTTTTGTGCCGTGGCGGGAAGCTGCTCGATGCGGTCAACAGCGGCTTCAAAATCTACGCCGTCCAGCTTGTACTTGATTTTGCTGGGATCGTGGATGAAATCACCGGGCATAAGATTAAGCTCCATTGCAAGGCGGTACTGGTGCTTGCAAGGCCGGGTGTGGCTACCGCAAACACAGCCGTTCGGCACGTCCAGCGTGACAACGTAGTTGCCGTGTCTGCTGCTGAAATAGCCGGTCTGACCGTCAATGCAGGTCGGTGTCATGTCGGCTTTGAGGGCGGCAAGGTAGCTTTTGAGCAGCGGGCCGTCCGAAACGGTGGGAATGTGGTTCACCCATTCTGGAACCATATTTTCGTCGGGGGGGGGGGGGGGAAACTACACACCAAATTTTTCCCCCCTTTTTTTCTTTTT